CGCGGAGGACTGGCTGGAGTGGGCGCAGGCGAAGTACGACGCCGCGCAGGAGCGGTTCGCATGGAGCGATCGCAGCGACAGCCCGACAATGGACAGCTACAGCACTCTGATCTCGCTGATCGAGAGCGGAATGGCATCTAGGGCGAAGGACGAGGCCGACGCCCAGAAGGCACGTGCTGCGATTGACCCGATGGTGGAGCCTCTGATGGAGCTTGCCGAGCAGATGGAGACCGATATGAACTGGGTCACGGC